TTGCCGTAATAGTTGCGCATTCCTTTCATTCCTTTGGTGATTACCGCTTGAATGGTAATGTTTTCGTCTTTGTCGCTGTATATTTCTACTTGCATAATTCTAGCTTAATTTTGTTTTCCCACATTGTTTGTGCTTGGTTAAAGCCTAGTGCATACCCTGAAAGCAAAGCAAGCAAGGCAGTAACTAGGGCGAGACTGATTTTTATTGTGTTTGTCATGGTTTGATTGGTTTTCTACTTAATAACTTTCTCCTTTTTTTTCTAGTATGTCGCGCAGTCGTATCAGGCAGTTACCGAACTCTACAATTTCTTCATGTGGTATTTCAGAATCCATTAAAAACTGATAAGAAGAATCTTCTTCATCGGCTCCCATAGGGGAAGGGCGATACTGCCAATGATCCGGGGTACCGCTCCGGTTGAACTCTAAGAAGTCGCAAATTGCAAATAGCCAACGCATGCAACTCCCCCATGCGTCTCCGTCATAAGTCATCTTGTATTCTTGCTTAAGTGTTTTATTTAATTTCATGGTTTTATTGGTTCAATCTGTTTGCTTGTGCTTTCTCTATTAGTTCCTCAATTAACGTGTATATATCCGCCGGGGATAAGTCTTGCGTCTTTATTAGGTAATTAATAGCTGATAAGATAGCGGTCGTTTGCGTGTTTAGTTTCATTGTTTTCATGCGTTTATGTCTTGGATATAATACTGAATGACATTGCTTGTGAAATTGTGCAGCACGCGCATTTTTACGCCGTGAATAATATATTCCACGCAATGAGCTAACTCGGAATCAATGGTATTAGTTGGCGTTTGGTATTCCTTGCCAAGTAGAGCCATGGCAGCCGATTCTGTAATTTCTATAAAATGTGTTTCTTTCATTGTTTTAGTGTTTGGTGTTCAGTGTTTAGTGGCAGTGATTTAAGACGACGTCAACAATGCCTTCTTGCCTGATTAGTGCCTCGATATCATCATATGACGCTTCAATTGCATTAGAGATTGAAGGCATGGATGTGAAATTCTCGCACCAATATTTAGAGCGCGAACTGCCGGATGAATGTTCATTGCTGAACTTAATGGTGTTTTCGTCAATGCGTGTAACGTATGCATGTAATGTTTTCATTGTGTTTAGTGTTTGGTGTTTATCCGCATGCGATCGGGAGTAAAATCCAAAGCGATGCCATTAGAGCAAAGAGAATGATTGATCCGATGATTTCAAGAATGGTTTCTTTCATGGTTACTTGTATTTGACTTGTTGAGACTTTGGCACGCGGTAGAAATTACCGCCGACAAAATAGTTATAGTTTACGCTGTCACTTCCGTGATTTGTGCGCTTGTCTGCTTTGCTCATTAAGCCAAGGCATCTGAGTGCTTGCCAATAAGATTGTGATTCTTTGCAAAATCCGTAGCCATTGGTTTTGAAATGTGTAACCTTTGATTCATCGGATTGATAATCATGCACGATTGCTTGCACTTGGTAGCCATTTGCACCTTGGCGTTTTGACCAGTAGAGGCGTATTAATCCTGTTCCTGAAAATTCAATTTCTTTGAATGGAGTTTCCTCACATGATTTTTTAATTGTGTCGTATATCTGTGTTGCGGTTTTCATATTTGTATTTGGTATTGGTGTGGTTTGTGGGTGATTAGTATCCTGTGATTGTGATGGTAAGATCAGCTCCATTAGCTGTGAATGTTGCACCAGCAACTGTGAGCTGATAGCATCCATTGTGAAAGTCTTTGGCTGTGTCGTATATGATTATGTTGTTCATGGTATTTGGTTTGTTTCCCTTTCGGTAAGGACATAATGACATATATTTAATTCAGCGCAACATCTTTTTTTCATTTAGGTAAAGTTTTTTCCTAAGTCTTTGATTTACAAAGAGAAAAATTTACGTCATTTAGTCGTTCAAGATCATGAGTGAACAAAAACAAGAGCTGAAAAGATCGCTTTATTGGTGCCATGCAAACGATAGCTTAAAGCATGATCCGTTAATTGATTTGTCGGATGAATGCCCGGCGCTGCAATATGAGTGGTCAAGTGAACATGAGGCATTAGGCGGGGGCAACTTTTTGCGGAAAAATATCACGGGGGAAGATATTGACAATACTTTGTAATTACATTAAGGTGCTTTTATGGCTAAACGTGGACGCCCAACTAAAATGACTCCGGAGAATCAGGCGGAGATACTCACTCGCATTGCTTCAGGGGAGAGCATGAGGCAGATTTGTTTAAAGTCTGATCACCTGCCCGATATGAGCAATGTGTTTCGATTTATGTGGGATAATGACGACTTCCGCAACAAATACGAGCTTGCATGCAACAATAGAACGGAAGTGCATGTTGAACAGATTGTTGAAATAGCTGACAATGACTCAGGAGACACACAGCGCGATAGACTACGCATTGACGCGCGGAAATGGTGCGCGAGCAAGTTAGTGCCTAAGAAATACGGCGAAAAGCTTGATTTAACTCCATCGGGAGGCAGCGTAAAGATCACTATCGGCGGAAAAGCGGAGGAAGAAAACACAATAACACCGGATGAGCAAGAGCCAGACGGAAATTGAGATTATCCCGCGCGAGCCATTTCGGGAGTTTATCGGCTCAAAGAAGCGCTATATGACGTTAGTCTGCCACCGGCGGGCGGGTAAGACAGTAGCAGCTGTTCAAAAGCTGATCTATGAGGCATTAACGCATGAGCGCGGAGGAACGAAAACCGCGCCGTTACGCTATGGCTATTTAGCTCCAACTCTTACCCAAGCAAAATTGATAGCATGGGTTTACTTGAAAAACTTCACGGCGGACATTCCCGGCATTAAGCTGAATGAGAGTGAGTTACGCTTAACGTTTCCAAACAGGGCGGAAATACGTCTTTATGGTATGGAACAGGCGGATAGATTACGAGGGATCTACCTAGATGGCTGTATAGTCGATGAAGCGGATGACGTTAACGACTCAGCCATTTCATACATCCTGATGCCGTGTTTATTGGATTATCAAGGGTTTCTATGCTTTACAGGTACGCCTAAAGGACGAGGGAAGCTGTATAGAAGTATACAGCGCGCTAAAAATGACTCGGACAGGTTCTCGTTAGTGCTTAAAGCATCGCAAAGCGGTTTAATACCTAAGGATGATCTTGACGAGATACGCGCAGAGATAGGCGAAGAAGCATATTTGCAGGAAATGGAGTGTGACTTCACAGTGGCAAGAGAGGGTGCAATCTATGCTCAACACCTGCAGACGGCAATAGATGACGATAGGGTTATTGATTTTGTGCCTTCAGAGTCGCATTTAGTGCATACGACTTGGGATCTAGGCTCACCAAAGAATACAGTATGCCTTTACTGGCAAAAGGTTGATCTATCTTACAGGCTAATTGATTGTGATCATGATCTTGAAATGTCCACAGCGGAACGGGTAGCTCATATGCTGGCAAAGGGATACAATTTCGGGCAGCATTTCCTCCCACATGACGGGCGGACAAGGGGAGCTGATAACATGTCATTTGCTGCCAAGCTACGCGATGCAGGCTTAAAGAACGTTGAAGTGCTAGACAATGCCGGGAAAGGTGCTGAGGCAAAGCGCATTCGATCAATGCACGATCTGTTCCCTCAGATATGGTTCCACAAGTCAAACCTTGAAGGCGATGATGGTATGCTGGATGCGCTCATGGATTATCACTACAAAGAGGAAAAGAAAGACGGGCGGATTACATCGGTCATTGATCACGGGTTTGCATCTCATTTTTGTGACGCATTCGGGTACTTTGCTGAGGCGATCCTTAGCGGGCGAATGATGGAGTCACTCACGAAGCGGGGAATTGGTAGAGCTAAGTCATCGCTTGGACGTTCAATGAGGGGATAGGCATTGACAAAGTGAATACATTTATGGTATGAACATCTTTATGGGCGCTCCAAAAGTAAAAAAACCAGATCCAATCCCTGCACAAGCACAACTAGTTGACCTACAAGCTGAAGGTGCATCAGGTGCATCAAACTTCGAGAAAGAGCTAAAGAAACGTAGAAAACAGTCTCAAACCAAGATGGCAGGCGAGACGGGTGGATATGGTGGAAACACTCAACTAGGCTAAATGAACGGCGAATACGTCATAGCCAAAAGGGATGCACTGCGTAAATACAGGCATCCACATGAACAGTTGTGGGATGAAGTCGCGGAGCTATCAATGCCACGCAAGATATCGTCTGGAACACAGCTAGACGGCACATTACCACCAATGATCAATAGCTCAGAGTTGCATGATTCTACTCTGAGAACGGCATCATTGATGCTTGCGAATGGTTTCTGTTCACTTGTCACACCAAGGGAGGAAGCTTGGCAGAATTTAACGCCTCCTAAGCCACTGAGAGAGAATGATCAAGTGGTTAAGTTTTATCGTGAATGCTCAGAGGAAATCTCCTATCGTCTTGAGCAATCCAACTTTTACACCGAGATACAAGAGACATATCTTGACCGGGCAGCGATGGGAACAGGTGTAGACTTCTCCGAGTGGGATGCAGAGAACGACGAATTAAACTTCCGTCATTTACCTATTGGCACTTACTATATCGGGCAAGATCATCGCGGAAGATGCGACTCAATCGTAGTCGAGCAGTCATACACAGCAGAGCAAGCAGCAGGTGAATTTGGTATTGATAACCTGCCAGAGAAGCTACAAAAGGAGGCTAAAGATCCTAAAAAGAACGAGTCACATGTATTCCTGATCTGTGTAAGCAAATCTAAGGATTGGGAAGAAACCTCTCCATTCCCGTATAAGATGGTTTGCGTTCACCAAGACAGTAAGGCAGTTGTTCATGAGCAAGGCTACTACGAGATGCCTGCACATGTTACGCGATATCTCAAGTGGGGAACGTCTCCTTATGGCTTTGCTCCTACATGGGTAGCACTACCTGAGGCTCATAAGCTTTCATTCCTGCAAAAACAAATGGATGTATTGGCAGAAAAGGCAGCTAATCCACCAATCCTTGCACCAAGTAGTTTAGAAGGGGAGATCGGAGTTGGAGCATTGGATATTACCTATGTAAACGACTTAGATCCAAACCGCGCACCGAGAGAGTGGGCAACGTCTGGTCGTTACGACATTGGACAAGATCGGATTGAACAGAAGAAGAAAGCAATCATGGAGATCATGCACGGAGATCTGTTCAGACTATTTGCACAGATTGAGC